AGGAGCAACTACACCTGACTTACCCACATTCCATATAACATCTAGTAGTTTAGTATTAACGCCAGTCTGGATAGACTTTAAGGCGAACGCTCCTCTAGGGTGATGTGATGTGTAACCCATTCTCTCAAAATCAATGTAGTTATCCACTCGGAATACTACCCCATCATCTGGATACTCAGACCATCGTGATTCAATCACAGTACTAAAACCTTGACGGCTTAACATACCTAAGTCTGTTGTCAATGTCTCTGACATTGCAGGTTGCACAGAATATGCAATAAATTTGAGTTCTCTAGTTTGGAACTCTGCTGGATCTTTCAAGTTAAGCGCTCCTGCAGCATAATTGCGAGAGTTCTTAATCGTCTTGGGGGCAACAACTTCACCAGTTATTTGTTGAACAGAAGAATGGGGAATAATATATTCAGGAACTAAATGTATCATCAACTCTGTGATGTCTAGTCCTTTTGTTCCGTCTCCTCGTGTTAAGGCTCTGTGAAGTAAACCCTCAATATAAAGCAATGAAACTGCTGCCCCATCAAGTTTAGGAGAAACTACTGTTGCTCCTTTATAATCATTTAATGGGTTCTTCTCGACTTCATTGGTAAAAACTTTTTGAAGTGAGAACATTGGAAAAGCATGAGGAGTTCGATTATCCCGACTGTTAAAGCCGACTTCATCGAACTCAGCAACTTTAGCTAACCTGTCAAACTCTTGGTCTGACATGGTGGGGTTGCCCTCATAGTAAGCTGCAGCCGCGTCTCTCAATATTGCTTTTATATTTTTTGTCATTTATATATTATAACAAATATATAGACTCTTGTCAAGAACTATATTCAGTTTAGGTAAATTTTGTCTAAAATATCTTTGAAGTGTACTTCTAGGGTATCCTTCACTTCTGCTATAGATAAAATTTCTACTAAACCTTCAAACAATGCTTTTGAATTTTCAAAATCCAACTTCATTGCTAACCCGTCCTTGCTAGGTTTGAAGGTGCCATCAAAGTCAAGGTAGTATTTGCGTAGATGCAGATACTCTGTTCCTCGAAATTCATTTACAGTCAGTCTTACTTGTTCTGTGCCTTCTTCGTTTTCAGACACAAGCTTTTCATAGACCTCTGGAGATTCGTATATCTTCATCGTTTGTTCTTCAGTATTGCACTGAGTGGTACGATGCTCGTTACATTCTTAGGTTTAAGAAGTCTATACGAATCGGTATCCCAACAGAAAAGAAGAACAGTATCGCTAGTTTCCCTAGCCCTGTTCTTCTTGCTCTGGATATACTTGTTATCAAAATCTAAAGTACAAACATTGTACTTTAATTTTTGAGAGTTAATACTTCTGTAGGTTATTATGGCGTCGCCACAATTCTCTACATTCTTTTTGAACTCATCTTTAGTCACTATGTACTCCAATTACTATTAAGAAAACTCTTTCCATAGTAATTGGTTGTACTTAGTTAGTTTTAGCTATTGATGTTTCCAATAATAGTATTAAAGTATACTGCAGCCTTACCTGTTAGTTTACTAATGATGTCCATGTCAATCTCTTGACCAGCATCAGTTAGAGAAGCTACTAGGTCGTCTTGTGCGCCTTGTTTGCTAACTCTAGGTGTTGAAGATTTTGCACTAGATCCGCCGCTTGAAGGAGTTTTCTTAACATATACTCCTGCTTTGGTAAGAATCATACGAACGCCATTTGGTGACTCACCAATCTCGTCTGCAATCTCTTTAACAATCTCCATACTTGTTTCTGGAGTTGGTTCTTGTTCAGTATACATCTCTACTGCTTGAGCTTTTTTTGCATCATCCCATGCCATTTTTCTACCTCGTTTTCTATAAAATTCGGGTAGCCCAAGCGCAAAGCCTGTGCGTTCCCGTTGTTGTTGATAAAATCTATCTCCCATATATAATATTATACAGAAATTTAGATTATAAGTCAAGAAATATTTTTCGATTCCTTAATATTTTAAACCACTGATCCAATCTAATTTTTCAGCGGCAGCAACTGCTTTTTCTACTTGTTCGTCAATCGCAGCAACTATCTCGGGATGTTCCCCGATACCTGCTGAGTTTCTCATATAAACTTGTATGTTTGCCTCGGCTTCAGCCATCTGCGCCTTGTATTTTAGTATCAAGGCTGCAATTAATTTATCTCTCATTTTGTCCTTTCATTACTGCATCACAGTATGCTAATACCCATTTCTTTCTAACGCTATCAAAAATAGCAATTTGCCATATAAAAGGTATAATGCATATCGTTCCTAGTCCGTAAACTATGCAATGCATTGTTTTATATTTAGTTAGCAGTTCTTCCTTTCTATCTTTTAGTATGTATGCTATAATATTAAATGTTCGATACATAATCATGATCCATGTACTAAGATAGATCGATAGAAGTATATATAATACTTCCACTGTTTACTCCTTATATCTCGGCTCCGTACTTCTCTAAGTGCCTCAAACTACCTAGATCATAACTAGGGTAGTGGGCATGGAACCCGCCTTCTTTGATAAATCCAAAATATGGACTTTCAAAATTTGTTAACTCTATGACATATACATGATAGATTTTACACTCTGCTTTTCTACTATATACGCCTTCTTTCATAATGCGAGCAGGTAGATCATATCTGCTGCACCATACTTTTTCTCCTACAAAGAAGTCGTCTGATACGCACTCCTCTGGTAGATATCCCATTTTCTGATTCATTCCTTGTTCAGTTTTGGGACGCTTTGTAGGTATTCCTATCCTTTCTACTATACCTTTTACAAAGGTTGCAGAACGATATAAACCCTTAGCTATATCACTAACAGGTTCTCCACTTAGATATCTTTGAACTGTTTGTCTTATTTCCATATCTGTTGCTCTTTTACCTCTATTGAGTTCTTTTCTTCGAGCACGGAAGTCCATTGTTTCTTTATATTCTTCTATAATTTTATTAAGTCTGGTAGTATTATAACTAATATTTAACATCTCACACGCCTCTTTCTTTGTTATGGGCGTATCAGATTCTAGATGTCCTATTACTCTTTGGATATTAGTTTCATCTAGTTTTTCGTGTTTTTTGCTTTTTATTGCCATTACTTTATGTTTAAATGTTCGTTGCCGTTTTGTGTGTTAAATTTTCTTACTAAGTACTTGAAATTTTTTATTAAATATGTAGGGTAGTCATCTGCAACAGAATAGAAAGAACTATTCTCATCACAATGATCTAGCCACATTCTGCTTACAAAACCTGCAAATTTATCACTAAATATATCATTAAATGCACTCTGTCTCATGATTTATCTATCAACATTTGATCATCATACTCATAATCTTCTTTCTCTAGTTGTCCTATTAGTATGATTGCATAATGAATAACTTTGAATAAATCTTCTGTGTTCTTGCCGTCTTTCTTTCCAAAACGCTGTGCATATTTGATTATATTACCAATACAAAATCCTTCTCCATGCCCATTCTCAAATACTATCTCTGTAGTTTGAGTTTTAGCCTGGGCATAGTGCTGGTCGTAGGTGAAGTCTATGTACTTTTTTAGTTCTTCAACTACTTTGTCTTCATTAAATTTGTAATGGATAGTCATTTTTGCTTTCTCTTTACCCAGTCATTCCATCTTTGCTCACAATACTCTGTAAAGGCAAGGAAGGATTCACTTTGTAATAAAAAATTAATTCCAAACCAATAAGCTCCTATACTAAATATATACTTACCTATTGAGTAGGGAAACAATATTACAGCGTGTAAAAAATCAATCACTGCTATTCTCCTGTTAATATGGCTACAAATATCATTAATAATATAAACCCTGTTATATCATTTAATGATTCTAAAACTGCTGGCATAAAGTTAAATCCTAGCAATAAACTTGCTACTGTAACTAAACCAAATATCCCTGCTATAAACTGTGATATTGCTTTCATTATATGTCTCCATCTTTGCGTACTTCGCTACGCACGGCTTCAAATCCATTAGGGTATCTACTCTCTAGTTTACTAATGTTTTCTTCCATAACTTCTTGTGGAGTGTACCCTAATGCTGTACAACCTTGAACCCAATACCACAGGACATCGCCTAGCTCTCGCTTTAAGTGGTATCGTTCATCGCCGTTGAATGGTTTACCTTGAAATATAATCTTTTTGATTACTTCTGAGAACTCTCCTGATTCAGCTTGCATACCGATTGATGCTGTGAGTAGCTGTGAAAATTCTGTCAAGGGGTGATCTAAAGTGAGACTAACTAGCTTTTCGCATAGTTTAACTGTGTCTAGGCTTTCTTCAGATGTTGTGCTGACTACAAACTTTGCGTAGTCATTAAATTGTCTTTGTTCTTTTGTCATGTTTTCCTAATGTGTTAAATTTCGTGATGAATACCATTTAGCTAACCAGGCGTCTATTTCT